GGTAATAACGATGCATATGCAGTCGATTTAGCTACTGGTACGCCAAATGAAGAAAATTATAAACGAGGTGACGAATTATTTGCACATTTGATGGATTGGATGGGACATCCAGAATATAAACCAGGAAAATGGATAAATATTAATAAAAATGGATATCGTTATCAATTTGGTTGGCGTACACCTGAGGGTGATCATGAAAATCATATACATGTTGGAGTAAAAAAAATATAATTATATAAAAAAGGAAAAAATGTTTGAAAAATTAATTTCTACATTAATGGCATCTCGAGATCAAGCACACATATTTCATTGGCAAACAACTGGTGTTGGGTCATATGCTGCACATATAGCATTAAATGCATATTATGATGCAATTCCTGATATGGTTGATGCATTAGTTGAAGCATATCAAGGAAAATATGGAATCGTTAAAGGGTATGAGCCAGCTGAACGATTTGATGAATATACTACAGATTCTGCTATTAAATATTTTAAAGCCATATCAACGTTTGTAGAACGAGCATATGCAAAAATTCCAAAAGAAGATACAAACATTATCAATCAATTGGATACATTTAAAGATTTAATTTACACAACAATATATAAATTGGAAAATCTATCATGAAAATTTTTGATTATTTAAACCCAAACCATATGCGTATTCTTAAAGAAGAAATAACGCGCGCTCGTCGTATTCTTCGAGAATACAATGAAGCTGATATTTGGAAACGATTAACTGTAACACAACGCGAAGAATTATTATCTAGCATCGATGATGAAATGGGTCCGGATTTTGCTGACGAATATGCAGAAACAGATTGGTTACAAATTCCTGATGCTATTACAAATCGAATTGATATTTCTAGATATACTGCAGATTATGCTAAAGACGTAGATAAAAGTGCAATGACATATGCTCGTGGTATTTTAGAAATTATATTTGATAAAGATCGATTTAAAAATACCAAACAACTACAAGACTTTATTGCAAAGAAAATTGGTTCAACATCTACAGATGCCGAATCCATGAAAATGGCATTAATGCAATACGCTCGAGATAATTCTGCTAAGATGATGGATTTGAATATTGAAACACAACGAATGGCTGTTCCTATTACCGCATATACCGGAGGAATGGGCAGCGGAGAAACTAAACCAAGTAAAGATCCATTTAATTTTGGTTGGACAGGTGACTAGATGGAAAAACGAACGGAATTCTTAGCTCTACATGTAATTGAATTACAAGGAAAACATGAAAAAGCACAGCCAGAATTACGATTCGTTAATCGCAATCATATAATGCAGGTATGGCAAGAAAACGAAGATGTGATTATTGAACTATCTGATTATGGAAAATTAAAAATACAAAATGAAAACATACATACATTTATGGATCGTTTTGTTTGAATTGATATTTATAATAAATAAAAGGTTAACATGACAACATCACAAGAAATATTTGATCAAATTGAACAACATTGGTTGGCATTCAAAGAAAATCATGAACGGTTTGCAGACAAAGGCGTTAAAGCTGCTGGCGTAAGAGCTAGAAAATCAATCAACGAAATTAAAAAATTAGCAAGTAAATATCGTTCAACTCAATTAGCAGAATCTAAAGGCGAATGAATTCAAAACAACAACATATCATTTTTAATACATTAAAACAAATGATGTTAGAACAAGCTCCACCAGCTGGAGATGCTAAAAAAACATCATTAGAAACAGATGCAGCTGCATCATCTGCACAAGATTCTCCATTCACACCGGCAGAAGAAAAATTTCTAGGAAAATTTGATGCATATGGATCAGAACATTTAGGTATTTTATATTCAATATCTGATGTTGGTGTACGAGAATTTATTGCTAGAAGTGGAAAAGATTTTAATCTGACCCCAGGAATTTTATTAAAATTACTTCGTGATAAAATTATTAAAATTGTTCCATATACTGGATGGGGTCGCAATGATGACTATACTATCGAATTGCAACTTTCTCTCGATGATGTAAAAGGATTAGGTGCAAAAGATAAAGAAAAAGTAGAAGGCGGGCCTAATGCATCTGGTGCACCTGCAGCAGGTGGAGAAACTCCGCCACCGCCACCGGAAGTTGCTTGGGTAGTACGGTATGGTGATATATTGTCAGAATCTGCAAAACTTGCAAAACAATTGATTCACAAGCAAAATATCATGGAATCTAAAACAAAATCTCATACAACAGATGTATATGTTAAAGATTCTAGGATGCTTAAACAGTTACCTAAACAATATGTTAAACATTTAGAACAATTAATTACAGTTTTATCAAAAAAACGTAAAACTGCTAGTGAAAAACAACGTTTAATTGCTGATATTTTAGATAATTTGTCTATTAATTTTGATTTAACTGATAAACAAATTGCTAAATCGTATGAAATGCATAAAAAACAAAAACGTTTACAAAAATATCTAGATAAAAAATAAATTTGGATATTTCAATCTATTTTATTATATTAATAATAAGTTATAAATTTTTAAAAAATAAAAAATGTCGTATTACACAGCAAAAGTTCAATTAATTGACACGGTTGATACACCGAAAGGTCCAAAAGAAAAGAAAACGACCGAAACGTATCTTGTAGAAGCACTTTCAGTTACTGAAGCAGAAGCTAAAGTAGTTGAAGATTTCAAAGGTTATACATTTGATTTCGAAGTTAAATCAGTTTCGGCAAGTAAAATCATTAAAATTATCGAATAATGTCATATCGACCAGGACAAACCGTGATTGTTACTCGAGATGAAGTAAATCATGTAGGAGTAGTATTAGATCGATACTTAATTAATAAAGCAGTCGTTTATGATGTGCTGTTAGAAAATCGATCTGCAGCTTGTATAATTACTACAAATTCAAAACATTCAACATATCTTAACAAGCAATTAACAACCATGTTGTGCGATACCGATCAAATTAAAACGACGATACCGTATAAGCAATTAATTGCGGATGAATTATTACCAATTACTAAAGCATAATTGATGTCGATAGAAAGTTTGAAAAAACGAGTACAAAAACGATATCCTGGATGCGTTGCGATAGTGGATTATGATGATGCATACTATATTGTGCACGATGATGTGAGTTTGCATGATATATTCATGATACCGGGTTGCGAAACTGAAGATGATGCGTGGCGCGTTATATCGCAATTTGTGCAAGTAGAACAAAGCATCAATCGCACGCATCCCTTAAAGGCAATGATATCCGAACATAAAAAATTACAAAGTTTAGAACGAATTGCAAATAGAATTCATAACACAAAAAAATAAATTATATGTACAACAGTATTAATCACCCATGGGCAATTGGGGACAAACAAAGACAACGATATGGAGATGCATGGGCAGACATGGACTTTGTATTTCATGAACAAATAATAAATGACACATTTAAAGAAGATCCAATGAATACTTCTATGGGTCATTTAGAGTTATTTAAACAACGTATTACACTGCGTTACAAAGATTTGATATCTTTACCTAAGCAGCTGCAAGAACAATATAATGAGGCTAAAATACTGCGGCAACCTAAAGATTATCCAATTTCAGTTTCTATTAAAAATAATCAGTATTCATTAACTCAACATGAATTATCAAAATTGATTGAAACATTGCATGAAGCTGAAACAACAGCTATGCGGGCTTATGCATTAGGTTTATATTTATAATAAAATTGCATCATGCGTAACACAACGTGGGTATATTTTTTTAAGATTGATTCAGCTCAAGAAATCATTGGTAGCGTAACGGCTACAGGAGTTGAAGATGCTCGAGAAAAAATTGCAATCATAAAACAGTTACCCGCAGATGAAATTGATCGGTTATTTGTTATCAAACAAAAAAGGAGGAACCATGGCAACAATCTTCAATAAAATATTTGTAACAAAAGCTGAATATTCAATTATCAAGACAATGCATGTATCAGAACAATTGAGATGGTTGTTTGATACATATGATTCAACAACGAAGCAGACAGGTATCATGGATTTGTCTGCATTCTTTAAAGACGTTAAAGATGAATTGGAACAATATAACAATTCATTGCCTATGCACGTCGAAGAAATTGATATAAAAGAAACGGCATTACCTGCAGATAGCAATATTGATTTTGTTGATGTAATGATTGATGATGAAAACATCATGATTGAATCAAATAGTCTCAAAGCATTGCGACACGTAAAAGACAAATTTATTGAATCTGGATACATGTTACAACGAGACTTGGCAACGGAAAAAATGTTTCGAAAAGACAAAACAACTCGTTATATTCGGGTATTCCGCATTATCAATTACACAAGTTCAATGTGTCTTAATTAAAATTAAATGGCAAAAAAACAAACAGCACCAGATGCTATCATCAAACAGTTTAGCAAATCACAATTTAAAACGGGCGATGCAGTATTCTTTACTTGGTTAGGTGCAAAAAAATATGGTTATGTTAAACACACTAAAGAAACGGGTTGGGGCGTTCAATACATGGTTGAATCGAATGATACAAGGTATCCGTGCGGCATTTCAATCAAAGGGCATAAAACTGCGTATACAACAGGATGCATCGATGTCGATGAAACAAGATCTATTGGACAAGATGAAATCAGGACACGCATCCAAACCGGACATTCAAGCACATATACAGAGCTTTTTACAGACACCCGAAGGACAGAAGATGAAAGCAGAAGCAAGTCTGACAGTAGCAAACGCATATCTACATCAAATTCTAAAGCAATCAAATCAACCCGATCTAACAATACGAGAAAAGATGCTGTTAAATCTAGCGCTAATGGAAATAATACAGGAGCTAGAAAAAAACGAGGAGATTCTAAACTCGAAGATGCAATCCAACGTCAGCGAGATTTCTTGAATGGATTCATAAAAAAAGATTGATAACAGGTTGGATATTAAATATATATTTCATATTATTGTAATATAATTAACCAGTTAAAGATTTAAGTTATGAAAAAGTTGGCATTGTTATTTGTCTTAGTAGCATTTTTCGTAAATGCACAAATTAAAGTTGGTAAATGCCAATCGTATTATGCAGATAAACAATTAGCTAAACAAATATTTGATTCAGTAAATGCATATAGAAATAGTTTAGGCGAAGCTTCATATGTTTGGGAAGAAAATTATTATGTAACTGCCAAAACGCAAAATGATTATTTAGCTGATAACGGACTATGGGGTCATAGAATTAATTATATGCCTGGGACTGAATTAATTGTGGGAGTATGTGGAATTCGTCAAGATGTTACTCAAGATCTATATAAAATGATTATTGATTCGTGTATACAACAATGGATTCATTCAGAATGGCATCACAAGACAATGAAAGCCCCCATTTTAACTGCAACGAATACTAATTCTAGAATAGAAATATCTGGCGTTAATTTAAATATTATTTTAAATAAGTTTGGTGCCATTTCAATTAATATTTTAGACTACGGAACATATAAAAACGTATATTGTATTTTTCATTTAGGATTTTATAAAGATCCATATAAACAATTGGAAAGGCCTTATAAAGGATAGTAAAATAGGGTGAATTTCTTCACCCTATTATTTAATTAAAATCTATACAATTAAAAATCGTATCGATATATTTTAAATGTACCTTCGCCACTAGTAGTTTTACTTCCAATGCCTTGTGTATTTAAATCATCCGAAGTAATTTCTGTTGTACCATCAGGTTTTTGTACTGTTATGTTAACTTTTGCATATCGAGCTGCAGCCCCGCCTTTTGCAACCTTTGCAGTTACGGTAGGGGTAACACCTGGAATCAAATTAGTAATTAAATTTTTTAATGCTTGACCTCGTTGATATGCTAAAAATGCATTTCCTCCTGACATTGGATCTTTTACTTCACCCTCCGCATCTTTAGTTGGATCTGCCGGTACTTGATTTGGTTGTAAACCTAATTGCTTTGCAAATCCAGCATTATCTAATTTAACCGGCTCATCAAATGACGCAGCAGATTCGATTGACACGCCTGTTATTTTTCCCAATTTGGATAATCCTGCAACTGCAGTTGTAATATCTTCTGTTCCTTTAGTAGATAACTGTGTTTTTAATACTTCAAATGCATCTGTTGCATCAATTGGAACTACTGGTCCTGGAGTAACTGTAATTGTTGTTATTTGTTTTCCTACGGACTGAGCGGCTGCTGCTTCATACTTTGTTAACGAATATATGCATGGATTGTTCATTTCGTTAGGTTCAACTATTAAACTACCAGCTCCCGGCGTTGATCTTGTATCTCCAGCCACAAAGTTCTGAGCTGCATTGATAATATATTTGTTCTTCGTTGAATACGGTACTATCTGTATAACATTAAACTTTATCAATGTCTTAAGTGATGTAATACCTTTGACCATATCATTTAAATTATAATCATTACAAAATTGTACAATATCATTAATATCTGAAGCTTCACCTGGCTGTTCGCCAGTTTTGCTTGTTTTTGTTATAATGCCCGAAGTTAATACTTTTCCTTTTACATCTGGAGATTCATTTAATTGAATTTCGTTAGATGTAAAAGCCGGCGGAGTTGTATTTAACTCCATAAAGTTTTTAAAATCTTCTATTGACTTAGCCTTGCCAGTTCCTGGGTTATTGTTTATATTGGTAATTATTTGAATCCAAGCTGCCGCCAAATCGGTGCCTACGGCAAACGGTACTTTGTTTCTAGTTAAAAGCGCTTTAGTTGTATTATATGCTCCCGTAAACCCTGGTCCCCAAAGTGACGAATCATTTGCAAACTGGTTAATTACCGGAAGGCCTGAAGTTGGGGTTCCACTAACTGACAATTGTTCATTTAATAATTTTCTAATTTGATGTTCATTCAAATTTTTTGTGTTAAACCGAATCATGTTTTCGGCTAATAAACGTTCTAAATTCATGTTTTTTATTCCTTTATGGTTTCTAATATATATATTTCAATGTTACAATAATAAATATCGATCAAAAAAAAAAAAATAATATATTTGGATTCATGCAAACATTTTCATATTATACAAATATAATTAAAAAATTAACCAGTTATGAAACGTTTATTGATTGTTGCCAGTTTGTTATGTAATGTAGCATTTGCACAAGATTTACCAAAGTCTGTTGATGTATATTTTTCAAAATTTATTGAATCGCATACATTTTCACGAGTTCCGTTAGATAGTGCAATTTATAGTCCAGATACAATGTCATATGAAGATACAGATGCACATTATGTTATGGATTTTGAACTCATGGAAGTTCGCGTATATTATGCAAACGAATTAACCGGCAAAGCGGCAATCATTGCAATGGAACAATTAACGCCACAATATAAAACAGAATTTGATCATTGGGAGTATGTTGTCAAACTGCAAGATGGTGCCAACGAAACCGAAATTTGGCTAGATGTAGAAAGCAATATATTTATGTATACATTTGTATATGATCTAGAAGGCGGATTTTATGAACGTGTTATACAATGGCCACTTGGCGTAAAAATTAATATTAATAATTAGTAAAAATGGGGGCTTCGGCCCCCATTATGTGTTTATTTGTTTTATTATTTTGGTGCTGTAGTTTGTATTGTATATTTTGCTACAGTCCATGATGCATATTTAACTTCAGTACCACCGGTGGCTAAAGTAACATTTCCATACACTGATTGTTTAACCGATGCTGGCTTCCCTACAAAATCTTTTAAATAATCATAAATTTTGTCAGTCAATGTAAATGTACCTGAGATATTACCCGTCGACGGATCTTTTTTACTCGTAACTTGTGTTGCACTAATTCCATTAATAAAAAGGCCTTTGATTCCTGCATATTCATCGGTCGTAAGACCTTTACCTGTTGTATCATCTGGCGATTTGCTAGCAACAGATACGTATTTGCATGTTCCAACTTTTACATCTTCTAATTGTTTTGTTGTAGGATTTAATCGTTGCGGCAAATAGATTGTTAGTATTAATATATTTCTATTTGAATCTTCTGTTAATTTTTGTCGTACTGCCGATTCAGAAATATTTTTGGTTCCAAATCGAAACATGTTTTCTGCTAATAAATTTTTTAATTTAATCATCATATCCTTTTTACTACATATAAATATCACGCAAAAAAAAATAATGTTATTTGGATTTTTCACTTTTTTTACATAATATAAAATAAAACATATATGATTCGTTTCGGTTATGCTTGTATCAACATGGAGTTATCCGCCCAAGGTATTCGTACCGGACGTGCCATGATTGATCGCAAATTCAAACTAGGTGGCTTACGGCTTGCATCTGATATTGCACTTGCCAATGCTCGTGATTTATTAACTATTCTGCAATGGAATGAAGCACATGGTATACGATTGTTTCGTTTAGGCTCCGAGTTGTTTCCGCGTTGGAATCATTATCGTCTTGAAGATTTGCCCGACATCGATCTTATTGCTCAGCATCTTCGTGCCGCAGGTGATTATGCAAAGGCACATGGTCATCGCATTACAACGCATCCTGGTCCATTTCATATTCTTGGTAGCCCCGATGCGGTAGTTGTTGATAATTCTATTATTGGCCTCGAACGGCATTCCGAGCTCTTTGATATGATGGGCTTTGCACCTAGCTTTGAGAACAAGATCAATATTCATGTTGGTGCTACTTACAATGATAAGCCTGGTACTATTGCACGGTGGTTGCATAACTATGATCGTTTATCAGATTCTTGCAAGGCGCGTTTGGTTATTGAGAATGATGATAAGGCATCTATGTATTCGGTGCGTGAGTTGTATGAAATGTTACATGCCGAGATTGCTATACCGATTACATTTGATTATTGGCATCACACTTTCAATACCGGTGACTTGACCGAACAAGAAGCATTCTTTATGGCTCGTGAGACTTGGCAGCGTCATGGTGTTACTCAATGTACCCATTACAGCGAGTCCCGGCGACGCGAAGCACAGATTCTTATTGAGCGTATGTTTGAACATCATGGTATTGACATTGCCGACTTGCCCAATTGGCCTACCTTTCACAAACAATACAAGGAGTTTACCAAGATCAAGGAGCAGGCTCATGCCGATTATATTACACGGCTTCCAGACACGTATGGTGTAGCTGATCTTGATGTTATGGTTGAAGCAAAAGCAAAAGAATTAGCATTGACCAATTTAAATTTTGAATATTGTAAAAATACTCAATTAATTTTAGAATAATATATTTATTATATATAATATTAATAATTAAATAAAAGGTAAAATTATGCCAAGTTATGATCCAAAGTATAAGTACAAAAGCAATGTTATTGACAATGTAGAAGATGCAAAAGAAATTGTTAGAAATGTAGGTAAAGCAATTACCGAAGGTAAAATTGATAAAAATTCAACATTAGACAATTTAGCTCGTGCAATTAAAAAATTAGAAGAAGCACGTTATTTTATTGATCGCGGTTAATCCAAAACAAATGAGAAAAATAAAAAGTAGTCCTACTCCTAAGGGCTTTAAAAAGTTACAATGCAAATATTGCGATGAAATTTGTCAAAAAGTAGATGTAAATGCAACGGCCGTTACATGTTATAAATGTGTGTCAAAGCTTGTTAATGGACAAGTATTGGAAATACGAAAATAAATCAATATAATAAGTTATGTTACAAGCAGAAAAAATCAAATCAAACTGGGAACAGTTTCGCAAAGAAATTGACACATTCTTTCCAACAAGAACAGCACAATTACATAAAATGTATGATGAATTAGAAGATCGCATTGTTATGATGCCGGCTTCATCCATTGCACATTTTCATAATGCATTTGCCGGAGGGTATGTAGATCACGTACTTCGCGTAATGGATTGTGCTAAAACGTTATATGCAACATGGCAATCATCGGGTGCAGATATGTCCGGATATACCTTGGAAGAATTAATGTTTGCTGCAATGCATCACGATTTAGGTAAAGTAGGATTTCCAGGCGAAGGTAATGAAGTATATCAAGTAGAAACTTCAGATTGGCATCGCAAAAATCAAAACAAATTGTATCGCCATAATGAAAATATTCCATTCACTATGGTACCAGACCTTTCAATTTGGTTGCTACAAGAATATGATGTTAAAATGTCTTGGAATGAATATCAGGCAATTAAAATTCATGATGGAATGTATGATGATGCAAATAAGCCTTATTATGTTGCTCGCTCAGCACAAGCCAAATTAAAAACAAATTTACCTATCATTTTGCATCATGCAGATCATATGGCAGCACAAATTGAATTTGAGCGTTGGAGAAATAAAGATAAAGTTACTCCCAAACCAGTTTCAGAAAAAAGCAGAGCACAAAAATCTACGGGATTAAAAAATCTAGCTGAAAATAATCCAGATGTTGAACGAACATTAACGGATATTTTCAAAGCATTTAATGGAGAATAACATGTTATTTTTTATCATAACAACAATATTGCTACTCGGTGTTAGCATATATTTAGGATATCGCGTATGGTTCCTTGCTGGAATAGTTGGCGATATTCAAGAACAAACAGATGACTATGTACGTTCATTGGAATTAACAAATGAATTCATGTATGGAAAAATAGTTGATGCATATGAAACTATGAAAAAGCTTGATCATTTGGGTGCATTTGAATCGGAGGATGAGGCAGGTACTACATTTGCTTTATTAAATGAAGTAATTACAAATCTTAAGGAACAATTTGATGGTCAGGAAGAAAAAAAGTAAATCATATTTTACGAAAATAACAGACATTGCAATATCCGCATATAATAAATCTAATCATGTAGCACAACGAGAAAAAATTTATCGTAGATTCATTTATCCGGCATTCATGAAACTAACTGAAAATATTATTAATAAGGTTAAGCCTGATTATATTGATTCGTCATTTCGAGATTTACAAACCGATTTAGTTACATATTTAACTGCTCGATTAGATAAATTTAATCCATTGTCAGGAAAAGCATATTCATATTATACTAGAACATCATTTAATTATTTGATTGCAGAAAATCAAAAAGGTTATAATAAATTAAAGTCCGATGCATTAGAAATTGATGTTGATGAACAACGCAATGTTATTACAGAAATACATAACGATGAAATGCGCGAAACGCTACAAGAATTTATGGATGCGTATGTTGATTTTTGTTTTGAAAATTTAAATTATATTTTTTCAAATTCAACCGACATTCATGTAGCAGACTCAGTATTACATATTTTTGAAACTCGAGAAAATATTGCGGAATTCAATAAAAAGGCATTGTATATACTTATCCGCGAACGATCTGGATTAGAAACTACTAATATTACTCGCGTTGTAAAAGTACTTAAGCAAATTTATGATGACAAATTTAAACAGTATGAACAAACAAACTTCATAAAATTGCCTTTTTGATATTTATTTTAAAGGGTTTTATGTATGGACAAAAATGATGAATTATTCAAAGGAACCACCTTTGCTGACTTAATGTCCGATGTATATCACAATTCAAAAAAGAAAGATCGACAAATAAATCAGCTTATTGCACAATTGCAACCGTTAATTAAAAATGCATCGGATGCTACTATCATTGTGCCATTAATTAAAGAATATTTAGACGTTGCAGTTAAAAATGATGACCATTTAGTTAAACTAACTGCAATCGTACAACGATACATTTCAACCAAGCAAACAATATCAGGTGCTGATAGTTTGTTAAGTGAAGAAGAAAAACAACAATTACTACGTGTTGCTGAACAAACATTATCTTCAGAATTAACCGATGAATTAGATTCAATTGAACAAGAATCTGCTGCGTTAAAACAACGCATTGAGTCAATGAATAAATCGCAAAAGGAAAACAATGAATGAAGATAGCATTCTGTTTTTGGTTGGCGAAGTTGTAACGGGGTATGACAATACATTAAAATATATTGCATCCGGTTCTGTGTCGACTACAAACAAATTGTTTACGATTCAAGTTCGAGTTATTAATAGATTTACCAAACAATTTGATGTTTATACGTGTAGACCATTTAATATGAATTTTAAACAAATTCCGTTAATTGGAGAACATGTTTTAATTTTTCGAGCATATAGTCAAGAAACTACATTGGATGGCACTAACATTGAATGGTATTATTTGAATCCATATTCGATTCAATCTTCAGTAAATGCAAATTTAGTTCCTGGAATATCTTATGGCTCGACAATATCCGAAGAACAAGCCCGCGAAATTAAACCAGGTAATGTTTTTAAACCGATGTCTATATCGCCATTGCAACCATATGAGGGTGATTTAATTATTGAA